AACAAGAAAAGTCTATTTTCAAGCAAGCGCATTGAAAGGTTTGCGATATTCCTGACAATGCTTGTTGCATCAGGAATGTTTTTGTTCAAAGGTGTGTTGTCTGAAAAATTATCCGCAGGGGATTTGATGATAGTTGTTGTAGGCTGGCTTGGATATGCCGGATTCAACACAATACAGGGAAAAAGCAATGTTGAAAATAATTCTGAAAGCAAAGAATAATAAAAAGTAATTTTGCAACCTAACAGAAGTGCATTGCATGCTGTTGGTTTTTGGTTCGCCCGGTGAAGTGATTCTCACCGGGTTTTTTTTGCGTAAATTTGTTTTGATATGAACACTATTCACAAGATATACCTATCGGTCATTGCATCGCTTATTGTTATTGCAGTTTATTGGCATTACGAGAGTATGCGTGAACTTGTCGCGGTTGAGGTTGCAGATTCGTTGCTAATTTCAAAAGACAAAAAAATTGATGAACTCGGCAGGGAGATAGTAAAACTTACCCTTGCAAAAGGTACAATAGAAGATGTCATGCATGGCAAGGATAGCATCATAAAGAAGTTGGTGAATAAGAATACCATTGCAGCGGTGAAAATTCGCATGGTGACAAGAGATTCGCTTGTATTCGTACCTGACACGGTGATAGCATCGGCAAACTGCGACACCTTCGAAGTAAGAAAATCATGGTGCGATGAATGGTCAGAGGGCAGGATAATTGCCCGAAAAGATTCGATATACGCGAGGTTTACTGTATTCAATGACCTATCTATTCAAGTTGAAAACAAACGCAGGTGGTTTCGCCCTGACATTGCCGAAATTCACATCATTAACGGCAATCCTTACACTCGAACCATTGATGAGCGCGGATTTGTACAAAAATTACCTCCGAAAAGGTCAGGATGGTATCTTTTTGGGGGTATTTGTGTCGGTTTTCTGGCTGCTTCTTTGATTATTCAGTAAATTATTCTATTTGATTTTCAAGCAGTTACAAGTTATATTTGATTTATATTTGCACAAATCAAATGCATGAATGTATATTTGTGTCAACAAAAACCAAAAAACACAACATCATGACAACATTAGAAATTACACTCGAAACATTAGCCTCTGCGCTGAACGGAAAACTTTGGGAAAAAGGTGATATCCGCCGCATTTACATTGACCGCGGATACAATACCAAAAAGATGACAACCAAAACCTATGTGTATCAACGGGAAGATGGTAGCTTCGGAGTTAGCTGCTACATCGAATGTCCTTCGCAGCCATTCGCTTGGATAAAATCACAACAGCAGGACATCATTGATTCCGTGATGGAAGAGATTGAAGAATTCAAAGCCGAATTAAACGAGGTAGCCGATGGCAACAACTAAGATTCGTATCAAGTTCGACAAGGCAAAAGGCGAGACGGCAAAAGCCGTCCTCCTTCAGTTCGGAATGACAGAGCATTGGTTTCCAAAACGATTCTGCTGGGATTTCATTACGAACAAGAAGCTCGGTGGCAATTGTATAATTCCGACTTGGTTGTATGAGGAAAAATTTGGAGGCACACCACCTGAAACCGATATTGCCGAAACTTTTGAGCATCATATACCGGCAAGGATTGAACCACAGCAAAACCTTCCTGATGGAAACCTTGTTAGATGACCAGACAAAAGCAATTGAGAAATTACGCTCCTACAAAGTAGGGGCGTTATTTATGGAACCCGGCACAGGCAAGACACGGACAGCATACGAACTTGTCCGCTCTGTTGATGGGTGTGATTATATCTTGTGGTTGACTCCGTTCCAAACAAAAGACAATCTGCGGCAAGAGCTGTACAAATGGGGTGCTACAGGCATTCGCATTGAGGGCATAGAATCATTGTCCAGTAGTGACCGAATATTTTTGGAGTTGCAACGAGAGTTACATGCCGCATCCCGACCATTCATTGTGGTGGACGAGTCGTTGAAGATAAAGAATTGGGATGCTATCAGAACAAAACGCATTATCGAATTGGGTAGGGTTGCTGAATACAAATTGATTTTAAACGGAACACCATTAAGCAGAAACATACTCGACCTTTGGGCGCAAATGGATTTCTTGTCGCCAAAAATTCTTAACATGAGCATGGCTGAATTTAAAAGCACATTCTGCGAATGGAAGAAGATAACCAAGCGTATCGGCAACATCGTGAAAACTAAGGAGTGGATTACAAAGTTTCACAATGTTGACCATCTGTATTCCATCATAAGGCATTATGTGTATGAATGCGACTTGGAGCTTGACCTCCGCAAGCAATACATTGTAATGCCATACGAGATTGAGCAGGATATCAAGGACGAGTACAGCGAACTAAAAACGAAATACCTTGATAGCGAAATGATGCAATGGAAGAACAACAACATATTTCTTGAAATGACTCAAAAAATGCAGCACCTGTATTGTTGTGCCGAAGATAAATTCAACAGATTGTCCGAGATTCTGAAAGCGAATGATTCCAACAAGGTAATTGTATTTACCAAATACATTTCAAGCCGGGAAGCTATTCAACAGAAGTATCCCGACCTTACGGTGTTATCCTACGGAAAGCACACTTATGGACTGAACCTACAACACAAATCTGTGACCGTGTATTGGGATAAAACATGGGACTTTGCCCAGCGTGAGCAAACAGAGCGCAGAACTTACCGAACAGGACAGATACAGGACTGCATTTATTATGACCTTACAGGGAATGTAGGGTTGGAAACGATGATAGACAAAAATGTTCATCGAAAAGAAAACCTTCTCGAATATTTCAAACAAATAAGTGTAGAACAAATCAAAAAGGAACTATGAAACCAAAATTCCAAAGTCCGGTGTACAGCGTAATTCCTGTACCAATCGAAAAGATTGAAGCCAACAACTACAATCCAAACCATGTTGCAAAGCGTGAAATGGATTTACTTTATCAATCAATTAAATGCGATGGTTATACAATGCCTGTCGTATGTTTTTATGATGCTGACAGGGATAAATATGTTATCGTTGATGGTTTCCACCGATATACGATAATGCTGACTCGTAAAGACATTTATCAGCGTGAGAATGGTATGCTTCCGGTATCTGTAATTGAAAAAGATATCAGCGACCGCATGGCATCTACCATCAGGCACAACAGAGCAAGAGGAAAGCATGAGGTTGAACTTCAAGCATCGCTGGTCGGAATGCTCAAACAGGGATGGGATGAGTTGAAAATCATGAAAGAACTCGGCATGACCTTAGAGGAAGTACAACGCCTCATTGGTTTGAAAGGAATAGCCTCTGAAATTAAAGGTGTGCCGTATTCAATCGAGCGACAAATCAAAGAAGCCGGTGAAGATATTGAGTCATGGGAAGAACAGCAGTAAGGGGTACAGAGAATGTGCTGGATGCAGCACAGAAACGAATCACATTCCTATTCGACAATTACGACAACATTCAGCTATCTTTTTCCGGTGGCAAGGATAGTACGGTTTTGTTTCATTTGCTCAATGAGGAAGCAAAGCGTTGTGAACGAAAGTTCATCGTTTATTTTCAAGACCAAGAAGCTGAATACACAGCAACGATTGATTTGATTGAATGGGTTATGCAACAACCGAATGTGATTCCGTTATGGTATCAAGTACCTATATTTATGACTAACGCTGCCAGCCATCAGCAGCTGTTTCTTTGGGCTTGGGGCGAAAATGAGAAATGGGTTAGAGAGCGTCATCCGATTGCAATTCATAACATTGAAGGGAAATACCCAAAGCGATTTCACAAGTTTAACTTGTGGGTTGGGCAGAACCTCCGTAAACTTCCCGGTAGAAGTATTTCTATTGTAGGATTAAGGGCAGAAGAAAGCCCTGATAGGAGGTTTGTGATGTTTGGAGAAGATAGTGAAATGTTTTGGCTTCGCAGGATTAACGAGCCACACAAGGCATATCCAATAATTGATTGGAAATACAAAGATGTTTGGAAATATCTTGTTGAAGGTGAGTTTCGATACAATCGGATATACGACAAGATGTATATGCTGGGTCATGACCTTAGAACCATGAGAGTTTCCAATTTAATACATGAAAAAGCATTTAGGTGTCTTTCTGATTTACAAGAATTAGAACCAAATACTTACGAAAAACTTGAAGCAAGATTACAAGGTGTTCATACGGCAGCGATATATTCGAGAGAAAATTTTATGTATTCCATCAAGGAATTACCCGAAAGGTTTCGCACTTGGAAGGAGTACAAGGATTTTCTTTTGGACAGCATTCACCCGGATTTAAAGCGATTGTTTGAGTACCAATGGAGTAGGTTTGGTAACACGGACGATATTGGAGCTTGTAAGTACATGGTAAAGCGCATTCTGCTGTGTGATTGGGAGGGTAACATCACATGGAATAGAGACAATCAGTTTAATTACACTAAAGAGCAGATATTGGGCAAGAACAAAATGAAACGAGAAGACGAGATTATTAAAAAGTGGATGGCGCAACTATGAAAATAATAGTGTTGAATATTAGTCTATTGCGAATTTTTTCGCTTTTATAATTGATTTTTATTTGCACAAATCAAATGTATAGATATATATTCGTGCAACAAAACAAACCAAATCAAACCAAAAAATGAAATACATCGTTAAAATCACCAACAGCAACCCGAGCATCGGGGCAAAGGAACGCAGCGCAACATTCAGCAATTCCGAAGATGCGAAGAAGCATTACTATTTTTGGCAGGAGTGGCTTCAAGCCGACACCAATTATGATAAATGTGATTTTCTTCACACATGGCATGCTGAAAATCGGGAAACAGGCTACACGCTAACCATGCATGAGATATCCGAAGAACCGAAATGTAAAACCTGTCAAGATATTGACTTCGATACAAGGTCATAACACCATGAGCGACTTATCACTATTCATTCCCATAGAGGAATTGCAAATCGAACTGAAACGCATCCCCGGCTGCCGAGGCGATAGGGATACCCCACCAACAAGAGATTGGGCAGAGGTGAAAACTATCCACTACAACGGGCAGAACATCACACACTTTATAATTTCATTTGTTGATGAGGATGATATAGTGCAAGCCGAACTCGACAGGATGGGAATCACAGCAGAAGAACTTTAAAACAATAGTCAGGTGGCGGAATTGGTAGACGCAGTAAGTGTTATAAGTTGAAACGCGCACGATGTGGAAATAGTATCCGAATACCACACAATTACAGGTTCGAATCCTGTCCTCGGCTGGGTAATATGAATGAGAGGTATAGAAATATATCTCTCTTCTATTACTTTATTAAATAAAAGGTTTGTACATTTGTGACTACAAAATTATAAATACATGAAAAGGTTTTTTGATAAAATAGAAAAAACAGAATCTTGTTGGATATGGACAGCAGGTTGTAGGGGTAAATCAGGATATGGAGCGTTCAAATTAGCTGGCAAAGTAATAGATGCTCATAGAATATCTTATGAATTACATAATGGCATTATTCCTAAAGGAATGTATGTATGTCATACTTGCGATAATAGAAAATGTGTTAATCCTAATCATTTATTTTTAGGAACAGCAAAAGAAAATCATCAAGATGCTGTTAATAAAGAAAGGATTATATTTGGATGGAATACCGAAAAATTAAAAAAACATCCAAGTATTGGGGCTTATAATAGAGGATGTAGATGTAGAGAATGTAAAGACTTAAAATTTGCATCACAAAAGAATTGGAGGGAGAAGCAAAAACTCCTGTCCTGACTACAAAACCAAAACAAAAACCAAAACAATGAAAAGCAAAACAATCACAATGCTGAACAGGTACACAAAAAAAGCGTACAAAGCAGCCCGGCAGATGGACATGGAAATCGAAGCCCTGATGGAGGACTTTTGGAGTTTGGCATTTCCTGACAAGCCAAAAAATGACAAGCCAAAACCAAGAGCGATGTCCACCGCTTATCCTGATGGACGAAGAATCATCCACAACACACAGAAATAAAAAAAACCAAACAAAACATAAAATGAACAAAGAAACATTAAATCAAAAAATTACTCAACTGCAACAAGAATTTGAGTTACAGAAAAAAGAAGTAATGCAACAATACTGCGATGCAAACAACCCCTACAAAATTGGAGACAAGTTTTCTGACCATATTGGAACAATCATAGTTGAAAAGATAAGATACTCTTATGGCGATAGACCTTGTTGCGTTTACTTCGGTACTGAATTAAAGAAAGACGGCACTCCAAGAAAAGATAATAATAAACGGCAAGCGTGGCAGTCAAATGATGTTTCTGTGTCGGTGTCATAGGGTTGTCGCTAACTCGCAAATACTGTTATTTATTCCCAAACAAAAACCAAACAAAAACCAAAAACAATGACACATTACAGAGAGCGTGGTGACCTGCTCAAAAAAAAGGTCGTAACAAGTGAAAACACAGGCACGGTGCTGGAGTATTCCTATCATGGTATGCCATTTATCACAATTCGCACACAGATGCATCCACAGCTATCAAAAGCATGGGAGCATATCATTGACCAATACAATGACCTGCTGGCAGTATCAACGCAGTTCCCAGAATTGAAGAATGCAATATCGCTTTGCTATTCAAAACAGCGCACAGAGCAGATAATTGCCGAGATTGAGCGTAAGGTCTGCATCCTGTACAATGCAGAATGGAATGACATTATTGGCACAAGTCGGTTGGATGAATTAGTATCTGCCCGGCAAATGATGATGTTCATTGAGCATAAATTATTTGGGGTTGGTTGCATGAAGGTCGCAAAAAAATACCAACGCAACCATGCCACCATCCTGCACGGATGCAAGTTGTTTCAGAACGCATTGCATCACAGCTACAGGTATTATGACAAGTATGCCATCATGTTTGAATGGTTGTTGCAGGAGATATTGCCCGAGGCAAATGCCATGCTGGATGTCAACCGAAAAAAATTTGCAGAAATCAAAATTAACCTTTAAAATTGCACCACCAAAAATCAAACACCATGACAGAAAAAAACATCTTTGCCAAACTTCCTGAATTTGAATTCAGCGAATCGGAGAATGAAATGCTCCGCGTATTAATCAACAACGACAATACCGATTTTATCATGACCCAAATCAAGCATCTTGCAACGATGCATGGAATTGCTATTGCAAAAGAAATCCTGAACAGGAGTATTGAAAAAAAGAAACAGCATCTTGCAACCATGCATGGAATTGCTATTGCAAAAGAAATCCTAAGCAGGTATTGAAAAAATCAAACAACAAACAAACCAATAAACAACAACAACATGGAAACACCAGCAATCTACGAGGGCGCAAAAGCCCTCACAACGAAAGGATTATTCTCACAGGAAAATGTGAGAAAAAAGTTTGAAGAACTACTCGGCAAGCGTGCGCCACAATTCATTGCATCGGTGCTGCAAATCACAGCATCAAACGACCTGCTGGCAAAAGCAGAACCGCATTCAGTATTAAATGCAGCAGCGATGGCAGCAACACTTGACCTGCCATTGAATGCATCACTTGGATTTGCCTACATCATCCCGTACAATGACAGGAAAGCAGGGAAATGCCTTGCGCAATTTCAAATCGGTTACAAGGGCTTCATTCAACTTGCCCAAAGGTCAGGACAATTCAAAACGATTGCCAGCACACCCATCTATGAAGGGCAAATCGTCGAAATGAATCCATTGACAGGGTTTAAGTTTGACTTTGCCCTTAAGACCTCCGACAAGGTAGTGGGATATGCAGCATTCTTTTCGCTTGTAACGGGGTTTGAGAAAACCTTCTACATGAGTGTTGATGATGTCAAGAAACACGCAGGAAAGTACAGTCAATCATTCAAAAATGGATATGGCGTTTGGAAGGACAATTTTGATGAAATGGCATGTAAAACGGTGACGAAATTACTACTTGCAAAGTATGCACCGATGTCGGTTGAGATGGAAAAGGCAGCGGTTGCCGACCAAGCTATCATCATGAATGACAGCGGCACAGATGTAACCTACATCGACAACCATGAGGAAATTCCTTTAACCAAAGAGGACATTCAGCGTAACAGGTTGCAGAAATTGATTGACAACGCAAAATCAGCGGATGACCTTTTGAAGATTCGCAGTCAAGTACCTGCCGAGATGCATGATTTATTCAATGAAATTGCGGAAGGGAAAAACTTTTAAACAATCAAAACACGGGGATGACAACATCCCCTATATTTACAAAACCAAAAATCAAACACATGACAACACCTAATTTCAACGAATTCCGCATGCGATGTTCTGCCATCGGTGCGTTTATGACCGAACCACAACTCAAAGCCGACAAAGAAGCTGGCAATCTTTCTGCAACCGCAAAAACTGCACTGATAAAAGAGTACAGCAGAATGGTTGATGGAAGAATGGACGACATATTCTCAAAGCCCATGCAGAAAGGCACACAACAGGAGGATGAGAGCATCACCACATTATCCCTGTATGATGGAAAGTTCTATGTCAAAAACGAACAACGATTGAAGAACGAATTTATCTCTGGTGAATGCGACATTGATGATAACGATGACATGAAGATAATCGACATCAAATCATCATGGAGCAACACCACTTTTTTGCAAAGCATGATGAAGCCTTTGGATTCGGATTATTATTGGCAAGGGCAGGGCTATTGTTGGCTGTATGATAAGCCGAGATTCGAGATTGCATTTGTTCTGGTCAATGCGCCATTTGAGATAATTGAAAGCGAAAAGCGCAAATACCTATGGAGCATCGGCAACCCATCAGAACATAATGCATATATCACAGAGCATCTTGCGCAGATAGAAAAAAATCACACCTTTGATGATATGCCGATTGATTACCGAGTGTTTAAACATTGTGTTGAGCGTAATGATGCCGACATTGCACGCATCCCGGCAAAGGTCATCAAGGCTCGTCAATTCATGCAGGAGATATTTGAAAAACGCATATCACGATGAAAGCAACACTTGAATTCAATCTTCCCGAAGAAGCGCAGGAATTTCGCACAGCAATTAACGGATGGAAGTTCAAATCAGTTCTGAATGAAATAAATGAGGATTTGCGCTCGAAAATAAAATGGCAGGATGATATGCCGGATGAAGTTCGGTTTGCCTTGCAAGCT